CTTAGCCCCCGGGTGATCAACCCAGGAGCTAAGCTTCGTGGCGAAAGCCACTTGGCCGTTTTTAAGGGCCGTTACTTTAACCTCACTTAAGGAGCTAGAACGATGGCAACGACACCTTTCGTGTCTCGCAGCAAAGGTGGTGATATAAACGTCACTACGGAGGATTACATAATACGTAATTCCGACGGAGTGAAAGTTTATACTTCGGGTGTCTACCAACAAATTATTGGTAGTAACCCGCAAACCATTGCGTACAGTAAGAGCAAGCGTAACAACTTGCGTTCTAATTACTGTATTCATCGTCGCGTGATGCAAAACTTGGGATGGAAGGGAAACCTCCAACTTGTTGGTTGGACTCCCGCTTCTCCAACACAGACTTATTTTCGGTCTGTGTACCCAACTATCACGTCTCAAGCCCTTGGTTCAGCACTGTCGCAAGTCCGAGGCACGGTTCCTCAATACGGGGAATTCGTGTTACGAACGAACGCCGGTGTTTACTCTGCGGCGGGTTTTAGTCGCCTCAGGCCAGATCTCACAGAAGTTAGTGTTCCTAATTTCCTTTTGGAAATCGGTGACATTAAGTCTCTGATGAATTTCTGGAACCCAAAGAGAGGTTTTGTTCCTAACGTAGCTGGCATACACCTCAACCTTCTATTCGGATGGAAGCCAACTTATGGCGACCTCATGAATATGTTGAGTGCTATGTCCAACTACGCTAAGAAGATCAAAGAGTGGAACGATAATGTGGGCCGTGTAGTCCACAAACGTACCACTGTTGCGATCGTTAACGGAAGCAAGAGTGGGGTACTTTCCTCAACGCCTGCAGCTGGCTATACAACCAACTATCAGGGTAACGTTGAAGGTAAAGTGTCCTACCATCTCCGCTATCGCATCAAGCCATTACCACAGCTTGGTGCTTTAGCTCAAGGTATCTTGGGACACCTCGATGCCTGGGGATTTGAGCTCAACCCGCGTATTATATGGGAGTCTATTCCATTTTCCTTCGTCGTTGATTGGTTTCTCAACGTCGGTGAGGGCTTGGAACGTCTCAAATATGATACGTTCGAGTTGCCAATTGACATTGTAGACTCAGCGCTACAATACAAAGAAACGACCAGAGTAGATGTCCAAGTTGTGGACACAGGTAATGTGCCAAACCTTGGAACGATCTACTATCCTGGAGGTTCCTATATGGAGACACTCTTTCATCGGGTGCCATTCATGGGAGAGCCTAGTGCTCTCGACTCAATCGACCTCCGGATGCCCAAACCCGGGCAGCTGTTGTTGCTGCTCAGTTTAGGTGCGTCTCGCTTATAGCGTGAGTACCTTATCTTGCCGCCTATTTTTGCGGTAGGACCCCATTAAACCCTTGACAATATTTCGTCATGAACCCCGTTATCGGGGATGGAGCCACTATGTCTCTAGGAACATCTCTAACCTTGTCGAAGGACTCAGCCACGGACGTCGATACAAACACGTCAGTGTATGATCTTCGTGCCGCTGATCTGGGTTCGTCAAAGTACTCTGTCGGCGGGCTTACTTATCCCGCCGAAAAGTCTTTGAGTGTCAGTCATCAGACTGGCAAACAAGGTGAACTCAGACACTTGGTTCGCATCGATGAAACTGTACTCGATGCTAATCTCGTGCCTGGAACGCTGTCGACTTACGTCGTCATCGTTCGTCCACCGCACGCTGCCATTACCAACGCTCTCATAATTGAGAACGTGAATCGTCTCGTCGATTTTCTCGTCGAAGGCGGTTCTAATGCTAATGTCACCAAGATCCTAAACCAAGAAGTTTAGGACTGGACCCTTAAGTAAAGGGTGCTGGCGGGTAGTCTTGTTCCATTCGGGACAGGGCTGCGGTTCGTGGACCTGGGGAGCTGTTTTAGGTTGGCTTCATGGAGATCATCCTATATGGGTGTTCGGAAGAGCCTTTACTCATCTATATGGGTAAACCTTGCGGCTAACCACCGCTATAACGGGCTAGTCTCCTTTGAAGATATTACAGAATTCAAACGGAGATTCCGCTCTGAAGGTTTACCATACTTGACAAGTCAATTGCCGACCCTCGGGAAGGCACTTGATAGGTTCCATGCTGATAAGGTGTGGATTTGTCCGAGTGGTTTTTCCACAACGACAATTGAGATTCCCACTGATGTTCCTGTATATACGGATCATCAATATGGGCGGGGCGTTGTCCTAGAGGGTTTGCACCCGGTAGGCACGTATATTACCCGTTTTATTAAGGTCTCTACCTCCTTTCTTGTACCCAGTTTTCTTTCTGGGTGCTTGAGACGTTGTCTGTTAGGTGAACCTGCCGCTGTAGATTGTCTTCGTCAGTTGACGTTGATGTTCTACAAACTGGAGATTGACTACGATGCTGAATTGGTGGATAGTTTCTTATCTGCTTTTGTTAATACAGATAAGTCGCTACCTACGGCAATCGCAACCACAGATAAATATATCGTGGAAGCGAAAAGGCAAATTGGTAAGGTGTTATGTAACACTAACCCTTATTCAATTCGCCCACGCCATGGCAGCGGTGCTACCGCGTGCCACACTCCGAATTGGGAAAAGTGGTACAGCTTTAGATATTTCGAAAAGCTGGACCAAGTGTTCCCATACTCGGACCATTTCTTTTTCTCTCCTACTCACTTGGTTGATGAGTTGGAGAAACTCGAAATGGCAAATTCAGATGTCCATCCGCGGGCGCGAGTTTGTCTCGTACCCAAAGATGCCAGAGGACCCCGAGTGATAAGCTGCGAACCTCGTGAATTTATGTACATTCAACAAGGTTTAATGCGACTCCTCTTCGAGACTCTGGAATCACACGACATGACGAGATCGATGATTAATTTCACCGATCAGACTATAAATCGGGCGTTAGCTTGCTCATCGAGTATAAATAATGAGCAGGCAACGTTAGATTTATCTGAGGCTAGCGACCGAGTCAGTCTCGCCCTTGTCCGGGCTATTTTTCCGGACAATTGGGTTGACTGCTTGGAAGCGTGTCGGTCCGAAGAGACCGAGTTACCCTCAGGCCAAGTCGTGAAGCTACGCAAGTTTGCCCCTATGGGCAGTGCTTGCTGCTTCCCAGTTGAAGCCCTTACTTTTTGGGCTTTGGCTACGGCAGCCATTAAAATAGAACACGGGATTAGCAACCCCGTGGTCTATGTGTACGGCGACGATATAATCGTGGACAGCAAATATGCCGCCACGGTTATAAGGGCTCTTGAATCCCAAAACCTATTGGTAAATAGGTCCAAGAGCTATATCGATGGACCTTTTCGTGAATCGTGCGGCGGAGACTTCTATAAAGGAATAGAAGTGACGCCGATTCGATTACGAAAACTCATCGGTTCAGGTCATGCCAGTCTTAACACTGACGCTGACTTCGCGACGAATCTTGTCGAGAAGTTTGGTTATGAAAGTGTCCATCAAATCATTTCTCTTATAGAGAATGAACGTGGCCTTCCATTTCCGCGCACCTCTGTACCCTTACCAGGTACGTTACAAGTAGGTCCGAGCGCCATGAACGATGTTTTCTTCCAAGCGCGTTGGAATTCAACGTTGCAAAGAAGAGAATATCGGGTACCCCAGGTCTCTGCGTCTAAGTTAATAAGACGTGAAGCAGGGTGGTCCGAGCTCTTAAAGAAAGAGCTGACCCGTGGTGCCTCAGTTGAGACTGCCGGATACGAGAACGAGCTTCGTTCTTTTGAAGCTTTACTCGATCCGGGCGAGTACGTCGACGCCCATTCGATCCGTACAACATGGGCTTGGAGATGGCTTGGTTAGCTAATCTCCTGGAGGTCTTGCGTTGCGGCAACTCGGCCGCACACAAGTTACCTAGACGGTGTGGAGATTCCCAGAGATTATTTGGGAATAATCTGCTGGGCAATCCACACCCTCCATCCGTACAACAT